ACTGCGTTGTCGTGCCCGCCATGGTTAGGGCACCTTTCGGAAGTGCGCGCACACCTCGACGGTCGAAGCGCCGACGTCGGTGCCGCGCAGCGACACGGTCGTGATGCTCGACTGCGCAGTGCCGCTCAGCACGCCACGCACCTCGATTGTTTTCGCGGTGCCAGCGTCGAGCCGAGGCGCATGCGTGGTCGACGTCGGGCACGACGCCGCAGGACCGAGGCACAGATGCGAACCGCTGCCGCCCCACGCGTCACGCGACACGAGCGACAAGCTCGACAGGAACAGCCCGCTCGACAATGCGACACCCGTCGACGTGTCGAGCATGTCCTGCGACGCCAACTGAACCCACGCAGCCGAGGTTGGTGCAATGACCTTGCAGCCGTACACGTTGCCGTAGATGCCGCTCGCATCCTGCGCGCGCGCGACACCGAACTGCGAGACGAGAACAAGCGCCGACATCGCGACGCGCGACAACTTGCGAACCATCACCCGACCTCCATGCTGATGCGCAGCGCAGTCCGACAATCGGCGGCTGCATTTGTGAACGTTTGCCACTGGTTGTCGTCGACACCCTGACCTCGCCAAAAGCGAAGCTCGCGACGGTCGTCGACGTGCACGAATGACCGATAGAGCCCGACACCGCCCGCTGGTATTTCGCGCTGCGCCATAAGCCGAAGCGCGATGAGCGCGACTTGCAGCGGCGACATGCGCCCGCTGCTGATGTCGGCGGCTGCATCGAGCCCTCGTTGCGACGGGTCGCGACGCAGCGCAGGTGGCATGTGGCGCGATGATGCCGCCGTTTTGCTTTCGAGCCGCTCGCCGCTGATGACGACAAGCGGGCTGCCGACCGCGTCACGCAGCGGCTCAAGCGTGCGCCGCGCAAGTCGCGTATATCGTTCCTCGCTGTCGGGCTCTAGCCAGCGACGGTGTCGGCGGTCCTGAAGCTCGGCGACGGTGAAGTGCGGCGACAGTTGCATATCGGCACCGTACCACAGCGGGCACGGCGTCGCATGAATCAGGGCTCGGCTCAGCGCCTGCTGTGCCCGCGCGCAGCATGCTCGGCGTTCGGCGGGTAGACCTTGCGCCCGAGATGATCGTCAACCGTGCTCGGTGGTTCATTCCCTCCGCGTCGGTGCCATCGGTCGCGCGCAGCACGCTCGGCGCAAAGCTTCAGGAATCTCGCGAAGTAGTCGACGCCGACCGCGCTTGCATCAGCCGCAACGCGCTTCGCTCGCCTGCCGCGTTTCTTCGGTATCGGCAACCGCTCAAGGCAAACGGGCAGCGGCTTGCCGATACGAGACAGCACCATATCGCGCAGCATTTGCGGGCTCTGCACCGTGCGGTTTTTGCGGGCTACAGCAATTAGCGCGCGCATCATGTCCGGGTGCATTTGCACCTCGATGCGTGCGCGCTTGCGCCACGTGCTGTCGCGCTGCCAAAGCGCCGACATCTCAGAAGACGACACGGCGGGCGCCGAATGCCGCTGCGGGCGCACATCAGGGATGCTTGCGCCGTGGTCGTCGCGCAGCACCTGCATGACCTGCACGAGCACGATGCTCGATGCGGGATAGAATCGGCCATCGTTCTGCGTTGCCAGTTGCCACGCGCGCACGGCGTCGCGCAGTTCGTCGTCGAGCACAATGATGATCTTGCGCAGGCCGTTGTCCGTTGCGCTCATGGTCGCCACCATGCTGGGCCGACAATCAGCCGTGCGATGCTCGCGAGCTGTTCGACGTTGAGTGAGCCTGCGCCCGTCTCGCGATACGTGCTCAGCGCGCCGAACTCTACGCACCATTGCTCAGCACCCCAATCGAGTAACACCAGCGACAGCCCGCCCATCTCGTTGACGGTCTGCAGCGTGCGCCACTCAACATCTGCAGGACGCGTCGATGTCGGTGCGCCGAGAGCCTGTGCGAATGTCCACCGGTCCTGCGTGCACGTCTTGGCTTCGATTGCCACTGCGCGTCCACCGAGCAAACAGCCCACGAAATCGACAGACGCGCGACTCGCCCATGTTGCGAGAAACGCAGTGCGCCCGCGCGCGTCGGTGCGCGTCGCGCCCATGACGCGCGCCTCGGTAGGGACGCGGACGATATGCGCACGGCGCTCTGCGCTCAGTTGCTGGTGATAGTTGTCGATGACGGTCTCCCACGCGTCGCCGCGTCGCTTCGATGCGAGACCTCTTGCCGTTGCTGTGGTCATGCCTCGGCGTTCTCCATAGCGTCACGCTCGACGCGAATCACGCGCAACGTGCGCTCATAGTCCCGACGCACCTGCGTTGCGCCCGTCACGCTCGACGCGTGCGCAATGGCCGACACAATGCGAGCGTCGAAGTCGACGAGCGCAAGTTGCATCGCCGCGCGCACGGTGGTCGACCTTGCGCTTTCGCCCTGCGTCGCAAGACTGTACGGCGTCCACACGCTGACGACTGCGCCGCGCTCGTCGATATGCGCCTCATAGTCGATTGCCGATGCGCCACGCTTGAACGACGCGCGCCACACGATGCGCTCGTCATCAAGGTTCTTGAAGCCGAGACCGCGCGCTTCGGCGTGCAGCCTGAGACGTCGTTGCTCTGGCATCATGCCTGCCTCCCGTCAGTGCCGACGACATACGAATACGCAGTCGCCCCACGAATGCGCGACCACAAGCGGTCTCCGAGGTAGTCGGCGAGCGCTGCGTCTTCGAGATTGGTCGTCAGACATATCGTGCGCCTTGCGTCGAGTCGCTCTTGCACGACGAGCGCGAGTTGCTCGCGGGTCCAATCGGTCGCGTACTCGCAGCCGAGGTCATCAAGCCACACGACTTGCGGGTCGACGATGCGCGCACGGATTGTGTGCTGGTCGATTGGTCGCCCCATTGCGTCACGGTATCGCGTGAGCCATTGGTTCCAGTGCACATAGCGCGCCGAGACGCCCCGATAAATCAGCCGCTGAACCGAGGCGCACGCGCGGGACGTCTTGTAGCTGCCGGGGTTGCCGACCATGCGCACGCCACGAGCGCCCTCGCTCCACGTGTCGACCCACTTGCGCGCACCGTCGCTGCAGTAGTCGGGACCATGATGCGCCAATGCGTAGGGTATGCGGGCAAGAGTCAGTCGCCACGCGACTTTGATCACACGCGCGCAGCCGCACGCCACACCCGTCGACACGTCTCGTTCGTACCCGTTGCAGGCGGCGCATTTGTCGTGCGTCCATTTCGCCACGCCGCCGTCGTTCTCGACGCGCATGTTCTCAAGCGTCAGCGCTGCGGGGCTGTCGTCATGCGTCTCGACCGTTGCCTGCTCAGACACGACGCCGCCGAGCATTTCGTCGATGCGCTTCATTGCTGGTCTCCCGAGCCGTTGATGGTCGCCGACTGCAGGTATTGCACGATGCGCGTCGACGCATCGCGCAACATGTCGCCAATGGCGTCGGTGATGTGGTCGTTGCACTTGCCTCGATTGATGCCGAGCTGCCGCATCAAACTCAGCGCCATCGCAACCTGCGCCTCGGTCGCGTCGTGTAGCGGCACCGACTCGCCCGGCAATGTGCAGCCGATGCGCGACCAACGCCCCGTCGTGGTAGCGCTCGACACAAGCAGATGGGCGACCTTAGGGTCCTGCGTCGACAGGTCGGCGCCTCGAATGTCGTACTTCCACATTGACGGCGTCGTGTGGCTCACGAGCTTGTCGCCGAGCCAAACCTGCAAACACTTCGTCAGGTCGGGCGCGACGGGCGCAGGGCCGACACATTGACTCGCGCGCCAGCCGCGCATCGCGTCGAGCCACGCGTCGAACTCGGGCGCGTTGCGGTATGTGGTCGCGTGCGCATTGTCGACATAGATCGGGAAATACTCGCTCATATTCAGACCTCCATGCGCGACACCCGTCGCGCGTCATTCGCCCGCAACCGCAGGCAATTAGAAAACCATGCCGCCGTCGCCCTCGATACGTGCCCTCTGCGCGTCAGTCAAGTCTGCCTCTGCGACATAGCCCTCGCCGGGCACGCGAACCATTCGCGCGCCTTGCCGGTTTTTGGACGCCTCGACACCTGCCGCGTATACCGACGACACCTTTGCGCCGTTCGCCCGACCACGAGCCTGCTGGGCGCCTTTGCCGGGCTCGTGCACGCCGTCGCGCAGGATCATGCGCAACAGCGACAGGCTCGGGCCACCGCCGCCTGCGACCTCTGCCGCTCGGTCAATGCACCGGTTGACGTGGTCGGCACCCTTGTCGGCGACCGCCGACGTTAGCGCGTCGACATCGAGCGCACCGACGACGAGCGGCGCAGCACCTGACCGACCACGCAACGCGAGGCGCCACCGCTCCAGCACGTGGGGCAACCCAGCGGGCAAGGTCGTCGCTGCGCGCGTAACGGCTGCGACAGCAGCCGTGTCCTGTACTGTCTCGTACTGTACTGTACTGTAGGCCGTTACGTCGCGTTTCATGTCGTTACATTGCGTTACATCGGGCGGTGTAACGGGGTGTAACGTTTCAACCGTTACAGTCGCGCGCTTGGATTCGCGATGCTTACGCACCCGCTCGGCGCCGTTGTTGTCGCGTTGATAGGCCGACCAGTTCGCAACGACGACGTGCTCGCCGTCGTCGACCAGCAGACCCTCTTCGCGAAAGTGTGCGAGGGCTTCGGCCCATTCCTCAACCGACGGTCCCCACAGGTGCGCCATGATTCGCGGCGACAACTCGCGCGCATGAATGCGACCGTCGCCGATCTTCGCCCGGCACACGACCGCTGGCCACGCCCATGCGTGACCGCTGCCTGTGAGCCGCCCGTCCATCGGCAGGTCAATGTCGATTCTAACCCACGCCATAACCACCTCCCACACCGCCCCTGCGACGCGTCAGCATTGCACCGACTTTGTGCCGGGCGCGCAAGTCAGAACGGGATTGGGTCGTCGCCGAAGTCGGGCTCGCTTGACTGTTGCGGCTTCGCTGGCGCGTCGCCGACCCACGCCTGCTGAGCGCCGTCGTCGCGCTTGCCGCTGCCGATAAATGTGACCTTGTCGACCTTGACCTCGTATGCGACGCGGTTAGCACCCTGCTTGTCGGTGTACTCGCGCGATTCATACGAGCCCTCGACATACACGGTGCGGCCCTTTGTCAGGTGCTGCGCGCAGGTTTCGGCGAGCTTTCCCCAAACGTTGCACCGGTGCCACGTCGTGCGCTCGTTGCGCACGCCATCCTTGCCGCTCCACGTGTCGGTCGTTGCGACGCTCATCGACGCGACCGCTTGCCCGTTTTGCGTGTAGCGCAGTTCGGGCGTGGCGCCGAGGTTGCCGACGATGATGATTCGATTGACGCTGCTCATTGGTTATCTCCCTGCGCCCGGTGCACGGTGCGCGTTTGCTTCATGCCGAGCGCGGCTCGGTAGATGTCGACGACCGCGCGTGCGCGGGCGGCTGCTTCAATGCTGGCGGTCGGCGATGTGCTGACGATTGCGGCGAGCAACGCCGCTTCGAACGCATCAGGGACGCGCGCGCTTTCGAGCCACGCGACAACGTCTGACGTGCGCACGCTGAGCCCGTCGCGCGTCATTCGCTCGGCGAGCTTTGATTGCCCGCCGCATTGCTCGACCGCCGTCGCGACGTGCGCGACCATGCGCCGCACACTGTCGAGATGTGTGCGCGCAGCCTCGTAGACCATGCGCACGCCCGAGCCGCCGTTGTTGCCCGCCGTGCGTGCTCGCTGATAACGGTCGAACGCGTCACGCAGCGCGGGCATGCTGGCGCGCACCTCTTCAGTTGCCGTGCGCGTCGTCAACGGCAGGGACTGCTGCACCTCGACGGCGCGCGGTTCGGCGACCGCAGGTGGCGCACGATGCAACCCATGCTCGGCAAGGATTGCCGCATACAGCGACGATTGCTCAGCCTTTTGCAGCCCGAGCGCGTTCGCCCGCTCCAGTAGTTCAAGCGCCTTTTCGATGTTGCTCATGTCAACGCCCTCTCAGTTGTTCAATGATTTGTTCGACGCGTGCTCGCGTCATGCGCGGCATGATGTCGACCCACATGCCACGCCGCTCCATCCAGACGCTGTAGACACTCCATCCGCCACGAAACCCCGGGTAGCCGTCCCACTGCTGGGCCGCTTCGCTCGGCGTGTGGTCGGCTTCGACATGTAGCTCGACTTCGTGCTCGCCGCCGAGGTCGAGCGAAACCTCATAGCCGAAAGGAACCCACGAGAAATAGGACGGTCGACCCGCTGCACATAGCGCGTCGAGTCGCTTTGCGCGTCGGCGCAACTCTCGCTGCGTCGACGTCATCGCGCACCGCCGTCAGGCATGCCGTCAGGGTCGGGCGTGCGAAAATAATCAGGGCTGTTCCAGTCGGTCGGTGCCGGTGTCTGCACCTTGAACGGCTGCACGTTGCGCGTTTTCGCGACCCGCAACCGCTCGACACTTGGCACCGACAGCACGCACCGGTCAGCCAGCCGGTCGAGGGCTTGCCGCTGCATCTCGATACGGTGCAGCGCGTCGGCTTGCATGTCCCAGCATGCTGCCGCCGAGTCTGCGTTGCGCACGCCTAGCTCGGCGACACACGACTGCGTTGCCGTCTCGATGCTGCGCCCGACCGTGTCGCCATTTTGCGAGCCGATGCCAAAGGTAACCGTCGCGCCGAGGCATGCGCCGAGGGTGATGCTGATCCAGTCGAAGCCGCGTGGCTCCTTGTCGCCGACGATGAGGTCAGACATGGTCGGCACCATTCGCACCTTGCGTCGTGCCCGACGCGTCGAACTTGTCGCGCAACTCTGCAAGCTCGGCGACCAGACGGTCACGCGTCGGGCCTTCGTCGGCTTGGTACAGCATGCCGATGATGACGCCAGCCTGAAACGTATACAGCGTGTGCGGCAATCCATGCGCACCGCGCGCCCACGCATCGAGCGCCGACTGAAACACGTCGCGCCGAAGCGACGAGACGCACTCGTACTTGTCGACGATCTCCATGCTCAGCCCTCCCCGTGCTCGGTCGTGTAAACAACGCCCGCATCGAGCGCAGCCTCGCGCTCGTCGCGCCACGATTGAATTGCCGCACGACCACGCGCCGTCACCATAAAGTCGGCGGCGCTGCGCAGCCGAGCGGTCGGCGCGGTTGCGAGGTCGTGACCGCTGCGCGACAACTGCGACTCGACGAAGTCGGGCACGTCATCGCCGATGCAGAGCAACTCGCCGATAATGCTGCGCCGCTCGCCGTCGTCGCCGACAACAACCGCGACATCCTGCGACATGCCAACCGGCACAGACGCCTCGACGCGCACGTTCGGCACGGGCGCAGGCTCTTGACGCGGTGCCGACTCGATAGGCGTCGCGAGTTCGTCAGGGTCATAGATGCCAGCCACGAGGTCGGGATAGACAACCCGCGCAAGCGCCGACGCACACCGCGCCCGCAGCATTGCTTCGGGGTACGAGCGCCAGCCCTGCCCGCCCGTCAACCCCGCGCGCTGCGCCTGCTCGATGGTCCACGTCAGCGTGGTCGGCTCGGTGTCGCCCTTGCGTCGCGTCATGTACGTAGCGCGCTGCGCGGTGGTCTCAACGAGTCGCCATTCGACGCATTCGCCAGAACGACGGACGAGAGCGACGGTGGCGTCTGCGGCGAGCGTGACCTTGCCTTTGATTACGCTGAGCATGCGCATCGACTGCATGGGCGCCAACCCGAGTTCGCGCCCAGCCATCAACACGATGAGCGCGTCCTGTGGTCGACCGCGCAGAGCGTCAGGCGCAAGACTCGATGCCGCTGCAATGAGCGCAGTGCCGCCGAGAGGGTCGGCCTGCCGAACGATGTCGGTGTTGATGTTCATGCTGCACCACACTTCGGGCAGAACGCGAACACTCTGTCACCGTTCGGGTACTGCGCACTGACGAACCCGTAAAACTCCCAACCCGCCTTGATGCACAGCGCGCGCGCCGCGTTCTCGGCGTTCTCGTCTGCGCTGAGCGCGTAGTCGTAGGGCACCGAGATACGCCACGCCCCAGACGTTGCCGCCCAGCGCGAACCTCGCGTGTCGGTGGGTCCGCGATACTTCACCACAATCACCTGAGCCATCTTTCTCTCCTGTGCGCTGCACCTGCAGCACGTCGTTGCTTCCCAGACGCCTTGCGGCGTTTCGACTCGTGCCCGAGTCTCGTCAGTGGGTTAGTAGATGTTCCTCCAGTGCCACTGTATGCGGTAGACGATGCAGGCGCCGCAGTGCATCTGAACCGTCACTACGTTCCGCTCGTGAGCGCACAGCGCGCGCAGCGCTTCGACAAGCTCATGGTTCTCGCTGTTCGACTTCTGAAGCTCGGTCGCTGTACCTGCCACGATGAGGCTTCCGGTTTCTACGGTGACCACTGCGAGCACGATTTGGTCCGCCATCTTCTGTCTCCTGTGCACCGCCCCTGCGGTGCGTCGTTGATGTGGTGACTCTATCACGCATCGCGCACGATGCAACATCTTTTTTCGATGCCCGCGCTTTTTAGGCGTCGGCGAGGTCGTCGCACAGGACCGCGTCGACGAACCACTCGGCGTCTTCTGCGGTGATGAACATTGCCCAGCCCGCGAGGTCGGCGCGCAACTGCGTCGCAATCTTGCGGGCGCTGACGGTGCGCGACATCGAACGGATACGGCGGCAGAGCTTCTCGTTGTTCATCAGGCGGGCAATCGTCGTGCTGTTCATCGTCGGTCCCCTGTGCACCGCCCCTGCGGTGCGTCGTTGATGAAGTGACCTTACCACACTCAGCGCACGATGCAACATCTTTTTTCGATGTTGCACGCTTTTCTTTTATACGCCGAACGCGCGCAGCAAGTCGACGACCGAGACGCCTGCAATCTCAGCGAGTTGCTTGACGTGTCGAGAGCTTGGCAACTTGCCGCCAGCCCAGCGGGTGATCGTCACCGAGGTGACTCCCAGCGTTGAGGCTAGCTGCGAGCGTCCCTGAGCGTTTGCGGCAGCGCAGTGGACGATGATGCTTGGCGTGAGGGTTTGCACTTAGTACTCCGAGGAAAGCATGATGGTTTGATTGAAGTCTGTGAGGTCGCCGACAACGTAGATGTCGACGCTCTGAAGCGGGAAGTCCGTGTACGGGATGCGCTGCTGAGCGAGCACCAAGCCGTTGCCGTCGGTGCACTTCGCGACGGCGCCACTGCCGCGTTTGTTGCGGGTCAGCGTCCAACTCTGGAACATCTGCACACCGTGGCGCCGACGGACGCCCCATTGGTGCGAGATCACAAGGTCGACGAGCCACCAGCACTCGGCATTGTGGGCGAGCAGTTTGACGCCATCTGTGATCCACGCTCGCCCGTAGGCGTGGCGCTCTTCCGAACCGCCGCACAGAGCCAGAATCGTCCCGAGTTGTTGCGCATCCATCATCATCGCTCTCCTGTCGCTGCACCTGCAGCGTGTCGTTGTTGCTTCCCAGACGCCTCGCGGCGTTTCGACTCTCGCCAGAGTCTCGTCAGTGGGCGAGCGGCCGGCACAGGTGGCACGATTGCGGCCGGCGCTGCGTTCGGCCGGATTCCCACCGAACGATAAACGATCGCGGTCCTGCGGCCGTAACGAGACCATAAAGCACGGTCCCATAAAGCCCGTCGTCATACCACGTGGACACCTGCTGCCCGACGTTGAATCGTTGCTCTGAGTTGTTCGCCTTCATTGTCTCTGCCTTTCCACCGCCCCTGCGGTGCGTCGTTGATGAGGTGACCTTATCACGCCGTCGTAATAACGCAACATCTTTTTTTCAACGTGCGCTCTTTTTGTTCGGCGGTCGTTTGCATCCCAGACGCCTCTCGGCGTTTCGCCTACTGCCGCAGGCTCGTCAGTGGGTTTGGCTCAACCTGCGGCAAGCGCCACGTCGACGACGTATGCGTAAGCAATGGAGATGATTTGCCGAGTCTCGACCGCGCCGAGGTCAAAGAAACCGTCGTTGCTCAGGTGCGCATGGACAGCGCGAGCAACCGCGTCGCGACCATTGCCACGCTTGCTCGCGTCGTCATGCACAACGCACAACTGCGCCATGCGGCTCTCGCTTGTCATGATGCTCTGAAGCGCGGCGACGAATTGATTGCTGTTGTTCATTGTCTCTGCCTTTCCACCGCCCCTGCGGTGCGTCGTTGATGAGGTGACCTTATCACGCCGTCGTAATAACGCAACATCTTTTTTTCATGTTGCGCGCTTTTTATGCGCCACGCCTCAAGCCCGCGTCAGCCAATGACCTGCGAGCGGTCGAGGTATGCCCATGCTCGGGCGGTCGCACTTGCCGCGCCGTAGCTCGTTTGGTCGATGTCGTCGCCCGCCGATAGGCTGTGCGCGCCGTCAAGCGTCACGACGTCGCCGACGATGCTGACGACCACGCGCTCGACCGACACGCCCCAGTCGCCAGCAGGGATGCACCGCACGACGTCGCCCGCTGCGAAGTAGTCGAGCGACGCGCGTCCGAGGTCGATCTGTACCTCGCCTGTGCGCGGCTCGGTTGCGAGCGTGTACGTGTTCGCCTCGACGCGCACGGCGGTCGGCGACGTGACCGACAGCACGCGCAGCGACGGTGACCAGCCCGTCGACGCCGAGCCCGATGACGCAAGCGTCAACGACACGCGACCGCCGAGCCAGTCGCGCTCGACGCCGAGCACGCGACACGCCTGCGCGACGATGCCGATGCTGCCATTGATGCCGACCGCACTTGAACACGTCAACGTCACGACGTCGCCGAGTCCGACCTCTAGCGCGCCGACGTGGTCGACCGACACGGCGAGTTGATAGCGCACGCGCGGCAGCCCGGCGCGGCGTCGCAAGTGCTGCACGATTGGCAGGATGGCAACGGCGACGTCGGCGGGGTCGCCCTCTAGTTTGATGCCGCGCAAGTCGAGCACCATTTGCTCGCCCGCGTCACCGCCCGCTGCGCCGACCGCATCGCTGTCGACGTATGTCGTGATGCGCTGCGCGACGCCCGCAGCATCGTGGTCGCTTTCGAGCCGATAGGCGCGCACGACGCGACCGTCAACCGACGACGAGCACTGACCGTCGGCGATGATGTCGGCATCAGTGATGCTCATCACGCTTTCAACCTCGGGCGCGGGTCCGAGGCTTGTCAACGTCAACCGCTGCCGACCATCAACCCAGCGCTGCACGACCGCACCGCCGAGCAGGGTCAACACGTCGCGCAGCGAATCGTCGACGGTTTTCGTCGGGTCAATGTCGAAGTCGGAACCCTGCAGCGCGTCGGGTATCGCGAACGAAAGGAAGGCCGACTCGGCGACGTCGCTCGCGTCGAGGTTCGCCCCGTATGCGAGCACGTCATGCGTGCCATTCGTACCGGTGCCGACGCCCGACTCTAGCAACCGCAAAAGCAACTCGGTCGGCGACACGCCCAGCGACCGCGCGCGCGGCGTCACCGTGACCGGTTCGCCGTGGTCGAGCGCGTATAGGTCGCCACCACCCTGCGCGCCCGTCACGGTCAGCAGGTAGCCGATAGCCTCGCCGGTGTCGGGGTCGAGCGCGGGCGTCGATGCCGACACCAGAACGTCAAACTCGCCGGTCGAGAAGTTGACCTCGCCGCCCGCGATGCGCATGACCTGCGGCCCACCGCCCGCAAACACGTTGTCGACGACCAGCAAGGCGGGCTCGACGCTGTGAAACCACGCGAGCGCAGGGCCACGGCATGGAATGCGCGCGCGTGCCTCTGCAGTTGCCTCGCTTATTGCCTCGCGCCGTATGCCAACGCTCTGCGCTTCGATGTCGACGAATGGGCGCGCATCGTCTGGCGCGCGATAGTCGACGCCGACGCAAACGCGCGACGATGACGGCACCCAGCGCAGCGCGAGCGTTGACCCGCTCATGCCGGGTTGAATCAAGCCCGCGCGCCATAGCCAACCCGCGCCATCTTGCGATAACTCGACTGACGCCCATCGGCCGAGCTGACCCTGATTCGTTATCACGCGCCAACGGTCGCACGCATTCCACGTCGCATTCCACGCGACTGCCGCTGGAAGCGCGCCGCTGATAACCTGCAGCGCGCGGTCAGGCCAGCGCACCAATTCGGCCGAGCCTGCGGGGTCGACGAGCGACAACGTGCAAGCCTCTTCAATGTACGGCGTCGTCAGGTCGCCGAGGTCGCCGACGACTGGGAGCGCGATAGGGTCGACGTCGAGCCGGTCGTTGCCGATGTAACCTGCGACGCGGTGCACGATGCGCAGCGTACCATTCCATAGCTCGACGTCACCTGCGCGCGGGTGTCCAAGCGGCAGTGACACGTCAAATATGCGCTCATGTGCGAATCGCGCGGCGGGAGTAGTTTCAGCGTTGGCGCCGTTCTCGTCATACGCAGCCGAAACCGCTGCGCCGCGTTCCCAGATTTGATCGAGCCGAATCTCCGAACCGACACGAGGCGTGAAGTAGTGCCAGCCGCGCACAAGCGTCGTCGACACCGCGCCCGACGCAAACCGCTGCCGCATCAACGCCGACATCGGCGCGATGCGCAGGGTCAGCGTCATGCCGTCGCCCGACAACTCAGGCTCGCGGTCGAGCACGCCGCGCCAAATCTCAGCATACCCGCCGACGACCACACCATCGACAACGGGCGCTGCGTGAATCGTCGCGCGACGACCGCGCCAGAATGTCGGCTCGGATGTGACGACGGGCTGCTGTCCACGCGTCGGCTGGTATAGGTGCCGGGCGATGCGCGTGCCCGCTGCGCCCCGTGCGCACGTCTGCAGTTGCGTGCCCACAGTCGCGACCGCATACACCGACTCAAGCCCGATGTGATAGAGCCCTGCTGGCCACGCGCCGACATCGTCGACGACGTCGATGTCAGTTGGCCCCAACTCGTGCGCGACGGTTCCCGCAATCTTCGTGCGCAGCGTCGCGCCCGCTGGGCCGATGCGACGAAGCGCGCGCACAGGGTCAGCGGTGTATGTGCTACCCGTCACGGTCGCCGCCGATATAGGCGCATCGCGCGCAGCAAGTTGCACCGTGACCGGCGATTGCGTGACCGAGCAGTCGACCTCGTCAATGCTCGACGATTCAGGGCCGACCGTCAGCACGGCTTGAATGTCGCGATATGTCAGCGCGCCACCGGTGCCCGGTATTCCGTCGACGGTCGGCGCGGGTCCAGCAAAGTACCGGTCGCTCAGCCCGGCAATCGTAACCACGACTGCAAGCCGCCGACCGCGCAACGCGTCGAGAACAGGGATGGTCAAAGCACGTCTCCCCAAACCGGCAAATATGCGACCGCATGAATGCGGCATGACGACGTCACGACGCGCAGCACAGCGACCGACCCTCGCACGTCGCCGCTCGTGGTCGACGTTTCAAGCGCGCGCGGGCTCGACGGCGTGGCGCCAACGGCAAGCCCCGCGCGACGCACGTCGCCAGTGACTTGCCAACGCGGCTCGATGCGTCGAGTATTTGCCTGCGATAGTCGCGGCAATTCCACCGCCGCAAGCGTGCCCTCTGCGCGCGACCATACGCAGCCGATGTCGACGACGTTACCCGCAAGGTCGTCGAGCGTCACCGTGACAGACGGCGCACCGCTGCCGCCCGTTTCCATAGCGCTGACGAGGACCGCCAGCTGAATTGCCGAGTCAAGCGGCCCAATCGTGACCGGGCAAAACGCCGCTTGGCTGATTCCGTCAGTCGCGTGGACGTAGCCCTGCAGGTTGTCGGGATCCGTCTCGACGCGTTGCGCGACGTGCACCGTGTACCAATGCCGCGCATATATTCCGGCGACGGTGTTGATTGCGCCCGCATGACCGGCGAGCGTTTGCCCGACGACGGGACGCGCGCTGAACTGTTCAGCCGCTGTCGGCACCTTGCGCCGTGCGCCGTAAGGCACGCTCACGAAAAGCTCCACATGAGCAAGCCATGCGTCGCGTCGACGGTGCTCATGTATGCGCGCTCGGCGTAATACGTGCTCGGGTCGGGCTGCGGCCACATGCCCACACCTTGCCACTCAATCCCGAACGGTTGCGGCGATACGGTCGCGCGAGACTGACGGGCGATTGTCGTGACGACGATGTCGCGCACCTTGCCTGCTGCGACATCGACCTGCTGCACCGACCCGCCGAGCCCGTCGCCGTTGAATCGCAGCAGCACCTCGCCAGCGGCAACGGTCGAGACGCGCAATCGCAGCGCGACGTCGGCGAATCGGTCAGCAGCGTCGGGCATGCGTGGCGCGAGCCAAGCGTGCCGATACGGCGGCAGTCTATCCTGACCCGGCGAGACGACGTTGCGCAGGTCGCTCACGTTTGCGTGGACGTGCGGCAACGCAGGCAACGCCGTCGCGTTTGCGCGCCACTGCGCACCGACGCGCGCAGACAATGGTCGGTCAGCGTCGAGTTCGGCGTCGTCAAAAGCAACGCGCCCGTCAGACGTGCGACCCGCAGGCAGCGAGGTCAGCGCAGGGTAGCGCACCAGCACGGCGACGCATTCGACAGCCGTCGCGCCGTCGCCACTTAGCCGCAGCGTAATCGTCTCGATGCCGGAAACGAATGCGACCGGCAGCGAAGTCGAAAAGGATTGCAACGTGGTCGTCAGGCTCGGCACGGTCAGCGAGTAGGTACCTGACCCGTTCGTCGTCTTGAGTTGCACGCGATGCGTCGCGTTGGCTGGACCCGCCACGACGCGCGCGACGATGACGACATCGACTGATGTCGCGCCGACAAGCTCAGGCATATCCCACTGCGCAACGTCGGCGAGCGTGTTGTCGACGCGTCGGCATTCACTAACGCCACCAGTCTGCGGCCATGCCTGCGCGACGACCGCGCACCGCGCGACATGAGCGAGCAGATAGTTGTGCGCCTCGCCGAGCGGTGCGGTTGCAGCCGACGTCAACGGCTCGCCGGTCAGCAACGTCTGCGGGTCGACGGGCGAGAATGCAGCGGGAATCGTGCGCGCCATTACGGTTCCTCGGCAAGCGTCAACGACACATCGCCTGACCGAACGCGTGCGCCATCGAGGGCGAACGTCTGCACATCGGCGCTCGATGCGGCGACGCGCGCGACGACGCGACCGCGAAGGTGCTGCGTCGTGTAGTCAGCCGAGAATTGCGGCACGGCTGTGCCGTCATAGAGCGACTCAATCCACCTATGCCGACGCGGGTCGCCGCTATCAAGTTGCAGCGAACACGGTTGCCCGCGCCCGATGCCGGGCCAAAACGACGCAAGCGCCTGACCCTCTTGATCCAGTTGCGATGTAGGGCCGCGCAACGTGTAGCTCAACTCGTGCAAGGTCGCCGAGCCGATGTGCCGACCACGCGCGCGACCATCGGCGAGCGTGACCGTACCGTCGAAGTTTTGCGCGCTGCATTGGTAGCGCGTCAGCCCTCGGTAGAGCATCAACACGAGCGGGCAGGGATAGGTTGCCGTGACGGTCGTTTGCAGGCTCGCCGCGATGCCGACCTCGTCGCCGGTGAAGCCGAGCAGCCGACGCCACGCGAGCCCCGATGGCGCACCCCAAAACGAGAACGCCGGGCATACCGTAGGAGACGAAACCCACACGCGCCCGGTCGAGTCGACACCCCATCTGACGCGACGCGTGACGGCATCAGCGACGAGGTTGTCAAACGTCTCAAGCGACTGCAGCGGCGACGTCGTGCCGTCGAAGCTCGTCGACGGTCGCAGCGCAGTCGGGATGCTGTGCACGCGCGACCGAGAGAACATCATGCTCGTCGTCGTCGTGCCCGCCGATATGGTCACGACGTTGGGCGCAATGCTGGGATACTGGTTACCACGCGCCCACGCGTTCGGCGCCGTGACCGATTGATATGCGCCGACCGTGCTCGACGCCGTGCTGCCCGACGCGAAGCCCCAGCAATTGCCAGCGCTCGCCGACAATGTGAAACCAGCGAGCGATGCGGTCGGCACGCGCACAAAGATTCGGTCTGCGTTGTCGATGCCGACCTCCCATGCAAACACGCCACCGCCAGCGCTCGACCACGAGGCGCTCAATTGCTCGCCGACGCTGTTGCCGGGCTGTGATGCGTAGCCGTGCAGGAACGCGAGGACGTCAGGGTATCGACCGCCGTCGTGTAGGCCCGACGTCGTGCCGAGGTCGACTGGATTCGCGCCACGATAAAAGACGGTTTCGCCCGCGAGGTCGAGCACGTCGCAAGCGCGCAGCAAGCTCGGCACTGTTGCCATTACGCCACCGCCAATCTTGACGAGGTCAAACCACCCGCTCGCGCATCGCGCTGCGATTGTCGCACGAGCACGTTGCTCACTTCATCGACGCCGAGAATGACGGTCACCTGCGTCGGTTGCGTCGCCGGTCGCGCGCTACTCAAACTCGCGACGCGGTCGCCACCTCCACCAGACGGCGATGCGCCCGACGACGCCGCGCCCCTGCCCGACGACCCCGCACCGAGCGCGCGCGCCGTGCCAGCAAGCGCCACACCGACGCCGCCCATAATCGCAGCAGCGGTGCCCAACTGCACCGGGTTCCAGCCGGGAATCACGAGCCCGCCAGTGACCGCCGAAATCGCTGCAGCCGCGCCGAGGAAAAGCGAATACGCGAACGCCTGCGCCGACAACCCTGCGGCGACTTCGCCCGCAAGTTTCGAGAACGACTTGCCCGCCTTGCCTCCGTCGATGATGAGCGACGCGAGCGACGCGCCAGCGGCTTGCGTGAATTGCTGCAACGCCGACACGCCGAGCGAACCGAGGTCTTGCGCCGATGCCGTAAGGCTCTGCAATTGCGCCGCGCCGTTGCCCGCGAGGTCGTTCGCGAGCTTGGCCGTGTCGAGCCCCTGCTGTGCCCGTTCGGCATTCTTTCGCGCGCGATCTTCGGCAGCCCTGTCCATCTCGTCGAACTCGGCTGCAAGGTCTTCGGCACCACCGCTCAACACGTCGCGCACGCTTCGCGCTTCGGTCGGGAACAGGCTGTCGCTGACCTTGACTTGACCCGACTCAACACCGCGCCCGAGTCGAGCCGCGCGCGCTTCATCGCCCGCTCGCTTGACCAGCGGGTCGATGGCTTCGAGCGCCTTTTTCAATCCGCCGATGCTGTTCGTTTCTGCCTCGACCGCACGCGTTCGCTGCACGCTCGCCGTCGTCGCAGCGGTCGTCGCCGCCGTCGTCGCTTTTGTTGCTTCGGCTGCAGCTTTTTCGGCGTCGGTCTTCAGCCCGAGCGATTTGCGAATCTGGTCGCGCGTCTTTCCGAGCCTGACCTCGGCTGCTTCAAGCGTCGACGTCGTGCCGCCAATCAGCGCCTCGATGTTCGCAAGGTTTGCCTGCAACGCGTCACGGTCTGCGCCCGCACGCTGCGCTTGCTCAAGCAACCGGCGACGCGTCCCTGCGCCACCCGCCTGCTGGGCCTGCAACGCCGACTCGGCGACGTCGCGCTGCGATTGCTCAAGCAGCCGTCGCGTCTCGTCACGTTGCGCAATCAGGCTGCGAAGTTCGGCGCGCGACGCTTCAATGTCCGACTCGATAGATGCGATCTGTTGACCCGCCTGCTCAATCGCCAAACGCTGCGCCGATGATGAACCGGCACCGCCAGCCTGCGCGCCGACGGCTGCATACAATGCCGACACCTCGGCTTCGCTTGTCTTAGCAGCCCTGCCAATGCCCTCGATGGTCGTGCGCAACGACGCCGCGCGCGTGACGAAAAGGTCACTCGATGCAGCGGCATCGAATGCTGCCTTGCCGAAGTCAACCAACTGCCCAATGACCTGACCGAGCGGACCCGCGAGCCCGACGCCTAACGCGACGCTGGCAATGTCGAGCGCGCCGTTGAACGCGCGCATCGGTCGCTCGACCTTGTCAACCGCGTCATCGAGCTTGCGCGTTTGCGCCTCGAACTTGCCGAGCAAGCCGCCCGATTGCTCGGCTGCTTGCCCTGTTTGCTTCGCGGCTTTCGCGACCTTAAACAGCCCGTCTTCGACCTGCGCGACGCCGTCGAGCGTAACCGAGAAGGCAACCTGCCCTGCGCTTTGCGACACCGCCACTCGTCACCTCCGCAACGCGCATTCAGTCTCGTAGTTTTCGGCGCCGCGTAGTTCGCGCGTCAGCAACAACACGCCGTCAACGATTGCCGCCGACGGCGATGGTACCACGTCATCAATTCGCTGCCCGCGCCCCGTCCACTCGTAAGCATCGAGCACCGCGCCGACCCATTCGCTCGACGCCTCGCAAACCGGGCACGCAATGAGCCCGTCGTGCTGGTCGGCGCCGATGCTCATCGTCAGGGCTTGCGCGTCGTGCGGGATGCCTGCGCGTTCGGCACACGCTGCGCACCCGTCGACGTGGCAGCGATAGCCCTGCCGCTGCGCGACGCCTCGCCACGCGAGGGCACGGATGGCGAGGCTTGCGGTTTTCCCAGCGTAGACACCGCGACGACGTGCCCGACGACTTCGCTGATTAGCGCAACGACGAGTGAGCCATGCATGCGCGCGTATAGCTCGCGCACCGGGTAGCCGTCGGCGGTGCGGTGCAGGTCGGCAAAGTCGCTGATGGATTCGATGACGTCGGCGGCGATTGCTTCAAGCCTCGACAACCCGCGCGCGATGTCGTCGCCGACGAACGCCTGCGAGCGCAGGTCGTGCAACACAAGCGCGCGACGGTCGAGCGGTCGAGCTGCGACCCACGTCGCATCTTCGGGAATCGACAATGTCGACCAGTCCCGAGTGCGCTCGTATTCGGCGACCACGTCGGCACCATTCGCCGCGCGCAATGCGTCGTCACACGCCAGCACAAAGCGCGTTGGCACAGCCGTCGTCGTTGCAATCGCGAGCGCCATTAGGATGCAAACGCCAGCAGGAAGTACGCACCAGCCGCAGCCGTCGGCGTGCCCGTCGTCGACGTGTACGGGCTTGACGCAGCGGCAATCGTAACCGTCGAATAAGAACGCTCGTCTTCGATGGTGTCGCCGGGCAATTCGGTCACGTAACCGGCCGGGATGATGAGCGCCGCGCCCTTGCCCTCTTGGCCCTGCAGCGGCAATACCCACGTGTACGTCGAGCCGAGCCGAAGCCAATCGCGCAGCGTGTTGCGCGCGAAGTTGGCAAACGTCAGCGACACCGTCACCTGCGCGCTAACCGTCTCGACGTCAGCAGCACCGACAATGCTCGTCGTCGCCGAGCCGACGTTGTCGAGCCCGAGCGCAATGTTCGCCGTCCAACTGCGCAGCGTTGCCACCGTGCGCGCACCCGTCGACGTGTCGCCATACACAGCCTCGCCCCAGCGCTTCAACGCGACACCGGTCGCAAGGTTCGCGGGTGCGCCGAGGCTTGAAGCGTTGACGTCGGTTTCTTTGAAGAGCGGCGCAAACGTAAACGCAAGCTCTGCGGTGCGCGTGTCGTCGCCCGCGAAGTTGAGCGCGATAGCCGACGGGCGGCAACCAGTGGCGAGCACGTACCGGGCGCGGTCGCGATAGCGCACCGCAAGCGACGTCGCGCCGAGCGACCCGACCTCGGGATACGCGACCGAGCACAGGCGCAGCACGTCGCCGACCTGCGGCGTGCCGCTGAATGCCGGGCGCACGGTCACTTGGTTCGTGCCGAGGTTGACGCTCTGCACAAGCGCAAACTCGGTCATTCGAGACGCACCGACCCACGCGACAACGTCGCCCGGATTCGCGTCGCCAATCTCGCCGACGGCGACCTGATAGACCGTCGCGCTGACTGTAGCCGTTACCGTCTGCGTCGTTGCAGCCGACTTCGCGACGACGCCGAGCCCTGATTGCAGCAGTTCACACAATCGGGTCGACGCAAAGTTCAGGTCGTTCGCCGCCTCGGCTTTGAACGTCAAACCAAAGTCACCGAGTTCGCGAATGGCAGGGTCGTCGCTCGCATCGTATGGCGCCTCGACTTCAGGCACCTGACCCGCGCCCGACGTCGACACGCTCGGCACGTTGTAGAGCGGGATGGTCGCCGATTCGGCGATTGACGAGGACGAGGCGCGCGTCGGCTTGACCGCGTAGAACGTCAGCCCCGAAACATCAACCGCAGCATAGTCGGTCGCACTCGGGCTGCCCGTCGTGCTTTCAACCGCGATGGCAACATCCTGCCCGCCCAATCGTCCTGCGCTCATACCGTTACCCTCGCCGTAAGTTGCACGCGCAAAACCCGCGCGTAATCCTGCTGCTCGTCAGAGAGAATCTCTGATGTCGTGTCCGGTAAAACCGCCACATCGTTTGCGTGCGAAGCCCACACCGACGCGGGTCGAAGTGCTCGCATGATGGCGACCGCATCCTCGCGCATTGCCGTCTCTGCGTCGGGCATTTCGCCGATGCGATAGAGCACCGTGACCTGCAGCGCGTGCGCGACCTCGTCGACGGTGTCGCCTGCGATGAGCCCAGTGTCGACCGGTGCGCCCGCGCCGACGTACACGCTTCGCTGAGCCGCCACAGTCACGAGCCCGAGCAGGTCGCTTTCACTTGTCAGCTGGTCATACACGACGAACCGAACGCCGGGCGCCGTCGTCGGCACAATCGCCGCGAGCGCGTCACCGATTGCCGCGAGCAATCCACCGATGCTCATTGCACCGCACCGCCCGTCTGCTGCTCGACGAACGCGCGCAGGATGTCGGCGACCGCTTGCCGCACGAGCACCTGATCCTCGGGCGACAGCCCGAAGAATGGGCGCTTGCGATTGACGTGCGCCGCATACTTGAGTGCACCGCCCGACACCTGCACAACCGCATAATTTTCGCGCACATTCGTCACGCGAATCGAGCGCGATAGCTGCCCGCTCAAGGTCAGGTCGACCTCGACCGAACCACCGACGAATCCCTTTCGGCTGTCGCGCTTAAACTGCGCATAACCGCCCTCGTATCGGCGACCGATGAGCGTGCCGAGCGGCAGGTATTTCGCCGTTATCATGTAGCCCGACTGCGACCCGCGCCGCCTGTAGGGTCGTTTGCGGTACAGCGGTGCACCGCCTTTCGGCTTCAGACGTCGCGCAGTTTCGCTCGGGAAATATACTGACATCGGCTGCGTGCCGTACCGTCGCAGCGGTCGGTCGTCGGTGCCAAGCCCCTCGCGAAACGCGCGCTGCACCACCTGCGCTTTGCACATCTCGCCGACGGCGCGCATGACCGCTGGCGTCGCAATGTCGCGCGGCCATTTGCCAACGTCAACGCGTGCCTTGATGCCCATCACCGCTCGTCCGAGATGCGCGTGCGCATCGTCGCAATGGGCGCGTCGTCGGGCAGGTAAGCAACGACGCTCGCATTGTTGAGCGTGCTCGCGATGCTCGACAGCACCGCCGACCCACGCGCACCCGCATCGGCTTCGCCGTCATCGACGACGCCGTCGAGGTCGATGTCGGCCCAATCGACGAGCGCGAGTTGTTGCTCGACCATCTCGACCGCGAGCCCTCGCAGATAGGTTGCCTGCGCGCTGAAATCAGGACCGGCCGAAAGCCGACCATCGAGCACGCGAGCAGCCGTCAGGTATGCGTGCGCGTTCGCGTATGGTCGACCCGGCAGCACGTCTTCGACGCGCGGTGCGATGCGCTTGCGAATGATGCCCATGAGTTCGTCGAGCGCGGCTTCGCGTTGCGCGCGCCACGTACCCTGACCCGAGGGTCGCGCCTTCAAGTCGGGCACAACCTCAAGCAGTTCGGCGTCGGTCAGCCCTGTCGCGAACGGCATCGAAACCGTGTGCAAAACGTCGCGGTCGCGCAGGTACTCAATCGGCCCTGCACCGCTCGGGTGCTGGCTATCGTAATCGACCGTCCAGCGAATGTTGCGCGTCGTGCGCGCAGGCTGGTCGACGGCTGGAACGAACGCCGTGCGCGCCGACCAATGCAGCGACAACGGCGACAATGCGTCGATGAGCACGACATGCGGCAACGGCTCGGCAAGCTCTAACGTGCCCGCGATAAGCGTCTGCGATGCGACGCGCACAACCCGCACCGCAGCGCCCGACACACCGACACCAGCGAGCACAGCGGGCGCAGGTTGGTCGGTGTCGCTGACGACGCTCGGCGACCCGCTAAGCCCCCACGTCACGCTCAGCGTTCGGCGGTCGGCGCTGATTGCGGTGACGGTATCCGGCTCGCGCGTCGCGTCGAGTTGATACGCACTCGACCCGCTCGGCCAGTCGATGACGAGCAACGGCGAACCGGTGATGACGCCCTCGGCTGGTGTCCACCAAAAGACGCAGTCACGACCGTTGATGAGCTTGCGTGCGGGCATGTCGCCACGCTACCACATGCGCGCCTCTGCGTCACCCGCGCGCGGCTGCGTTCGCTCGTCGAACCGTCACGTCGGTCGCCTTCGAATAGCCCCAGCGCTGCGCAACCGACCACGGCACAGCCAGCCATGAATGCCTGCAGTTGTACCCGCCGCCGCTGTCGAGCGGGTGCGGCAACCCCGAAACGTCGTTGTCGAGCTTGGCAGCGAGCGCGGGCGTGAACCAATGGTCCACGCACTCTGCGCAGAACGGTCGTGTTAGCCCGTCCTCGGGCCCGCCGTAAGCGTAGCCGATAGAGCCGGGCGCCTCATCGGCCCATGCATTGCCGACTGCGCGCGCATAAACAGCGGTCTGCGTGCGCGCTTCGGTTGCCGCTCTTTCAAGCGACACGCCGAGCCGCTCCGACATTCGCGTCGACAACTCAGTCAGGGTTTCTAGCCGGTAGCCCTCGCGCAGCAGTGGCATGAGGTCAGTTGCGGTCGAGAGCCCGATGCCGCGAAACGCGTCGCGCGCGTCACGCCTCGCGGCGTCGATTACGGCGCTCAATGCTTCGACGTCGACGACGTCGTCAGGCTCAAGCCCGACCGAGCGAAGATAGGCGGGCGTGGCGCGCTCGATGTCGTCGAGTCCGTCGAGCCATTCGTCCTGCACTTCGCCGGTTAGGTCGCGCACCGCAGCAGCAACCTCGTCGAGTTGCACGGCGAGAATCCCAGCGCGCCAATCGCCTGCGCCCTCCTTGTCGATGAGGTCAACAAGCGCTGTGCGCAGTTCGTCGCGCAACCCAACGAGCGCAGCAGAGATGCGCGAACCAAGTCGCTCGATGTCTGCCTGCCGACGTCGCAACGCCGCACGGATGTCCGCAGGCAGAGACACGTTAGACCTTGCGGCGCTTCGCCTTCGCGGGCGGCGACGTGGTCGGTTCGATGATGTCGGTCGGCGCGTCGGCAGTCAGCGCGTCGATGACCTCGACGACATCGGCGGGCGCAACGTAGTCGAGCAGGATTGCATCCGTCCCGAGGTCGCGCTGTGCCGATAGCCATTGCTCGCGCGTCAGGTCGACAACGACGGGCGCGTTGTAAAACCCGAGGCGCGGCAGTGGTCGCATGAGCCGGACGCGCGCGCTCATCAGCTGACGACCGCCGTGACGAGATAGCCCAAGTTGGCGTCGAGCACGATTTCGTCCGAGTAGACCTCGGCGGCGACGATGGTGCCGACCGCCTGCGGAGGGGCCGTCTCGTAAGACCGCACCGAGATGGGCAGCGCGATGCCGTCCATGCTCAGACCCTGCCCGCTGAGCCCGTCCTCGACGATGAGCAACGCAGCGACCGCGCGCGCCATGATGTCGCCCGCGCCGTTGCTCGCCGTGTCGGCGCCCTCAAGACAGCCCATCCAGAGCGACTTGCCCCAGACGTAGTCGGACGCGTGCGCGGCCCCGGGCGCGCTGGTCTGCGCACGCTGGTTGCCGATGAGCAGGCGCAGGCCCAACTCTCGCCGAATGAGGTCGACGAGATAGGCGTCCGTGGCGATCTGCTGCGACACGACAGCAGCGCCGCTCGTGACGACGCGCATGCTGCTCGCCGCAAACGAATCGGCGAACGCATCGGCGACCTGCCGACCCATGATGAGCGTATCGGGCGCGCGACCATACGCCTGCTCTCGCGTGATGGTCTTGACCTTGTGGAGGTCTTGCATGGGCGTCGCCGTGACGGTCGTGTCCCACTGCGAGCCCGTGCCGGGCACGGCGGCGAGCGCGGCGTTCGCCCAATTGCCTGTGCCGAAGAACAGCGACGCGACACGGCGCTCCATGTCATAGGCGAGCTTGCGACCGATGCCACCCGCCTGCCGCTCTTCCAGCGGCGTCGGGAACTGACTGCGCTGCGTCAACTTCTGCGGGATGATCTCGGACGCGAGCTTGTACTCGACGCACTCGTAATCGACCGTCGTCGGCGTGCCCATCGACGCGCGCGGGTAGTCGGCGCCGAGCGCCGTCTGCACGACCTGCGGGCTGCCCATGTACGAGGTCGACGACTCGACCCACACCTTGCCCTTGTAGGCATTGGGCGCCACGGCCTGAATCGGCAGGAAGGGGAAAACGAGCCCGCCAGCGGACTGCGCCGCACCGATTGCAGCGCCCGAAAGAATCGGGCTAACCGGCGCGAGTTGCGAAAGGTTCGATGCGCTCATTGTTGCCTCCTAACTCAAAGGGCTCGGTTGATGCCGAGGATGACGATGCATTCCTCGTTGTTGTTGCTCGACCCGTCGGAATCCTTGCCCGAGATGAACCGGCCGATAGCGACGTCACCGCCGACGGCGTGCGCGAACTTGCCCGCGCCGTCTGTCGTGACGAGACGCCCCGGCGTCAACGCGCCAGCGGCGATGCCGAAGCTGCAGAGCCCGTCAATCTGAATGTCGATGATGTCGCCCGCGACGCCGCTCGTCAGCGCAACGGCGGCGTTGTTGTGACCCGTCGCAGCCGTGGCGTCAGTCGCCTGCACGACGACGGGAATGCCACCGCTGAACGAGCCATCAAACCGAACGATTCGCCCGCGCGTCACCGTGGCGGTGAGCTTGGCGCTGATGACGTTGCCCTGACCGTGAATGCTCGCCATGTTCAACCTCCCTTGACGGCGCGGAAGCGCGCCAGCATCTCGTTTGCCCGCGACACCTCGACGGTGCGCGGGTCGGTGTTGCGCTCAATGTCAGCCGTCGCGCCGTGCCCGAGCGCCTTGCCGACCGTCGCCATGACGGGCAAGTCAGCGAGCATGCCGCGCACCTCGTCGACGCCGAGCCGCTCGGCTCGCGCGACCCACGCGTCACGCGACGCCTGCGGGATGCGCGTCTCGACGATAGCCTGCTCGACCATCGCGACCGCGTCGCGTCGCACGATGTCGGCGCGCGCCGTTTCCAGCTGCGCCCGCATCGCTTCCAGTTCCTGCCGCAGCGCGTCGACCTGCGCCGCATCGACGGCGGTCGCCGTCACATTCTGCTCGCCCATGTCGAGCGCCTCCATATTGCCGCCGGGGGTAGACGCAGGGACCGTGGCGGGCCGGACCTTGCGCACGTAGTTCGCGGGCATTGACCCGCCGAGAAACATCCAGTCGTCATCGTTGCTGGCGATGCGGTCAGCCATGCCGCGCGCAACGGCTTCGTCGGCGGCGTATGTCGACCCGTCACCGAGCGCGCTCGCATCAACGCCTCGGCCGGTCGCGATGTCGTCGAGCATGACGGCGGCGAGCTTGTCGACGCGCTGCTGCAGCGCAGCCATGTAGTCGCCGTCGCCGACGTTTTGCCGCTTGCGCGGCGTCTGCGAACTAACGACCTCGACGACGTCGTCATCCGTCTGCGCAAGCGTGACGACCACGCCGACCGAGCCTAACTGCGCAAGCGGCGACAGCACGACCTCGTCAGCCGCCGACGCTATCCAATACGCTGCCGAGCACGCCATGCCCGAGACATACGCAACGACGTAGATGCCCGACGCTTGCGCTTGCGCAATCGCGCGACGCGTCTCGCGCACGCCCGCCACATAGCCGCCCGGCGAGTCGACCTGCAGCACGACGACGTTCTCGCCTTGCAACGCCGCTGCGCGCAGTTCTAGCCGCGCGGCGTGGTAGTCATAAGGGTACAGCCCGCCTTCCAAATGCACGACGCCCACGGCGCCCGGTAGCGCGGCTCGCGCACTTCGCTCGCGCGACAACTGCGCGACGAACGATGGCTCGACGGCAAGCGCCGCAACCCCTGTTGCGGTGCGTGCTTCGGTGTCGTCATTCATCTCGTCAGCCCTCCGCTCATCATAGACCTCGCGCAACCGCTCGACCCACTTGCGACCCGCGTCGCCGCCCCATAAAAGCCACGCCACAAAGCCCGGTGTCTCTTCGCCCGGTCGGTCGTCTTCGCCGCGTTGCCAGTCGCCCTCGTGACGGGCAAACCAAGCGGGCGCCTCGATGGTCGCCCACTCTTCCGACTGCGGCTCGCCCGCTGCGATTGAGTTCGCACGGCGCACCGTTTCAGCCTTGAGGCCGTCGCCCGACTTGCCAGCCTCGTGTAGCTCGACACCCTTGCTCGCGGCATCGCGCACGGCGTCGGGCGGCGTCAATTCGCCCTGCGTCAATAGCGGCATCACAGCCCTCCGGGAAGCGCGCTAGGTCGCTCGGCTTGTGCGACCACGCCTGCGACGCGTGCGCGTTCGCCACGCGCCTGCGCAGCGTCGGTGGGCGCGGGTAGCTCAAGCGCAGCACGCATCGCCCGCTCGTCATCGGCGCTCGGCGTAATCAACCCCTGACCGAGCAACGAGACGACATCGCCAACGCGCTCGGTCCAAAGCGGCGAACGAATGCCCGCATAGGTTAGGCGCGGCAACTCGGCAAGCGGCATCGGCCCAATGTTCAGCGCGATGATGGCGCGCACGTAACCGGCGAGCCCTTCGGCGACCCACTGACAAAGGTCGCCCGCAAGTTGCGCGGCGAGTTCGGCGTGCACCTGCGCGGTCGCGTATGCGCCCGAAGACGACGCCGAGCCAACGGTCAAATGCTGCACGTAGAACGCTTGAAAGATCTGGCGCTCAAGGTCGCCGATGACTGCGTTTGTTGGAAAGGCGGCGTCGGGACGTCCCTCCCACGACAGCGTCGCCCATGACGGCAGAATTAGCGCCGCCTCTTCGTGCACCGACCACTTGCGCAGGATTCCGAGCAGTTCGTCGCGCGCCGTGGCAATGTCGGCGGGCGACGGCATCGTGCCGAGTTCTCGCCCATATGCCTCTGCGTTGATTGTTATCGTCGGCGTCGGGCTCGCCGTGCGCGACATCATCACGGCGCGCAGGCGCATCGTCTGGTCATAGTCGCGCGCCAGCGGCTCGACGTGGCGCATGATGCCGAGCCCCTCGACGCCCGACGCGGGCGACGGGTACACGAGGTGAACGAGCCGCTCGTAGGGCAAGCGCAGCGAGCCCATCGTCGAGATGCCGCCCGGCAATCGCTGCCACTGGTCGACGGCGACGATGCGCCCGCTGACATCATAGACCCACTGCCGCACGCTCGACTGGTCGCGCGGCTCAAGGTCGACATACGTCGTGCCCTCGTATGGATACGCGACAAGTTCGGCAAGCGAGAAGCCAATCAAAGCGCCGCGCAACAGGTCGCGCAGTCGCGATTCCCATGAGGGCAACGCGACAATGCGACCCTCCCACTCGATGACCGGCGACGCAAAGCCGCCGAGCCCGAGCACGCGTCGCACGACATCAGCCGCGCGCGCGCTTGCCTCCGAATCGGGCGCGGGCTGCACGTCCCACGTCGCCGACGTTGCGAGCCCTGACAATGCCTGCCAACCGACGCGCACGGGCGCGAGCCGCTCGGCGCGAGCATAGTCGGCGACGCGCTGCGACAGCGCGACGAACCGCTTTGAGTGCTCGCCGTCGTTGAGTGCGAGCGACGGCGAACCGACGCCGCGCCCGTCAACGGGCTCGGGTGCGGTGTAGCCTGTAACGCGTACAGTCTGCGGCATGCGCGGAGCGTAGCACGTTGCGACAGCAAACGCACGACCCCGTCAGGATGTGCACGATCTGGATTGAAAGCGCTCGGCGCAGCCGCCTACCGGCGACCGGGTCGAGCTTCGCGAACTTTGTCCTGACCTCACGACCCTTGTCGCGCGTGCACATCCTGACGAGGTTTGCTCAGATGGTTGGTGCCGCGCACGCGTCACGCCGTCGCGAACCATTCGCAACGCCCGCAGCGCGTGGTTGACTCGCTGGGCCTAGAGCAAACGCACTAGGTCGGCACCGTGGCGGGTCATAACGTGCACAATGTACACGGTCAACGGTCGCCAGACCACGGCGCCTCAAAATCAATGCGGCGCTCGGTGCGCGGTGTCGCAGGCCGGTGCGGGTCGGGCAACGACCACAGCACTTCGCGCACCGCGTACCGTAGAGCGTCGGCATGATGGTCGTGCGTGCCATCCTTTGCGGGTCGACCCGGCATGCGCACATCCCAGCGATAACCGGTCACGGCGCGAGCTAGCGTGCGGCGTGTCGCCGGTGCGCGCAGCCCTGAATCGAACAACGACCGCTCGACGGTCAATGCGCCACGCTCCAGCGCAAGGTTGACGCGTGTGCACCCCGCGACAATGTCGCGCCGCTCAGGGTCGCGCTCGATGCGCGGGATGATGCCGAGCCCCAGCGGTGCGTGCCGCGCAATCAAGTCGAGGTCGGCGATGCCCGTCTGCGCCGAGCGCGCTGCGCCAGCCGGGTCGCACACGACGACATCAAGCGGCACCCTGCGGTCACCCTCCTGCCAATGCCGACGCGCAACGCATTCGACCGACAACCGCGCAAGCAGGTCGGGCAGCGTCTCATCATCGGGCGCCCATTCGCGGCACACGACCCACGCGCCACGAGCCCGCTCGACGAGCAGCAAACAGGCCGGATGCCGCAGGCCGAAATCCATCGCGAGCATTGTTCGCTGCATCGAGTAGTCGGGCGCGAAGTCGACGACGCACCGCTCTGGCGACCACGAATGGAAGACGGAACCGGCGGGCGGCAGTGGTCGGTTTTCGACGAGGGCTGCAAAGTCGCGGTCGCTCAGCGTTTCGCGCATGCGGGCGAGCCACCCGTCGCCGAGGTGCTGCGCGTTGTCGGCGCTTTGCGGCAGGTATAATGCGCCGCCGATTTCGCGCGTGCGCTCGATCCACCATGCTGGCTCGACAGGAATGCCACACGTCACGACGACCGGTCGACGCATGACGCCTGATGCATCGCGCACCGGCACGCGTGCACGCGACCGCGCAACGTCGAGCACATCGGGTCGCAACACTTGGCATTCGTCAATCAACACGGCATGCGCGTTGACGCCTTCAATCGGCGACGACCCCGGCCCTGCACTTGCGGGCGTGTCGAGATGCGCGAGCAACAGCCGCGACCCGCTCGACCACACGAACGCCTGCTCGCCCGCGCTAAACGTCACCGCTGACTCAGCGAGCAATGCGTGCAGGTGCGGCAGGTGCACGTCGCGCAATCGCCGATAGCTGTCCATGCCGACGATGACAAGCGCGCCCGGTCGCGACTCGCAAATCAGGACGGCGAGCACGCACAAAGCGAGCGACTTGCCTGAGCCCAAACCGCCACGCACAGCGGCAATGTCAGACGACCATGCGCCAGCCAAGCCCGCCCGCACGAAACTCCCCTGCCACGGCAGCGGGTCGAAGTCGGCGACGGTCGGCATTAGGCTCTGCCTTTCGGCTCCCCATCGCCGCGCGCGTCAATCGGAAAAGCAGCGAGCCGCGTAAGCAACGGCGCAATCTCTGCGCCCTGATGAACGTGCGTCGACACCTGCACGTCGGCATCCTTGCGGCCCCACGTGTCAGGCCGTCGGCGTTCAAGCCACCATCGCGCAGCAGCCTCGTTGCCTTCTTTCGCCGCCTTCGCGACGACCGCTGCATACCGCACCTCAGCGGCATCGCGTGCGCGCGTTGCTTCCTGCAAAAACTGCTCGTAGGGCTTCTCGCCACGGCGACCACGCTCGCACCAATCCATGACGCACCGCTCGCTTAATCCTGCATGGGCGGCAGCAGCAGCCCACGAAACGCCGAGCGCCAATGCCTCGCAGATTCGCGCTTGCCGGTCGGCGTCAAGCTTAGTCGGTCGCGCCATGAGCGCCTCCGCCTGATTGTTGGAGCCCGCCGGTCAGATTGGAACTGCCATCTCCCGTCTGGATGACGGGCGCATCAACAATGCTTGACGGGCGCTGCGAACGGTACATGGACGCGCCCCGTTGTTCAATCGCAGAATATGGCATCACGGGCACGGTCAGCCGCTCGCGCACGCCATCCCGCAGGGGTTTGACGTATCGGAGCATGAATCCGGGCACGACCTTGAAGCCG